TGGTGTGATATGTTCGTCGACTGGTGCTTCCTTCAGCTGACCGGTAGCAAGGAAAAGGGCGAGTACCTGGAATGCCAGACCGGTCTTTACGGCGCTGGCTGTGAATGGTCCTCCGACTGCTACCGTCGTGCGGGCCGCTTCGATACGAACCCCAAGCCCGGCGATCAGATCTTCTTCGGCAAAACTGACGACGAGGAACATACCGGCATTGTCGAGAAGGTGGAAAACGGAAAGGTTTACACCATCGAGGGCAACGCCTCCAACCAGGTCAAGCGCTGTTCTTACAGCCTGTCCAGTTCCTACATTGTAGGCTACGGACATCCCCGGTTCGATCCGGAGGAAGCCACAAAACCGCCCGTTGTTATTATCGGCAAACCCAGCACCGCTGCTGATGAAAAGGCGCTGTGGGATTGCTGCAAAGCAATGGGCATGAATGACTACGGCGCCGCTGGCACAATGGGCAACCTCTTTGCTGAGTGCGGTCTGAAGTCCAACAACCTGCAGAACACCGGCAACACCAAACTGGATATGACCGACGAGGAATATACTGCCGCTGTCGATAACGGCACCTATACCAACTTCGTCCGGGATAGTCAGGGTTACGGTCTTTGCCAGTGGACATACTGGAGCCGCAAGCAGGCTCTGCTTGATTTCGTGAAGGCTGCCGGCAAATCTGTTGGCGACTGGATCACGCAGATGGATTTCATGAAAAAGGAACTGTCCGGCTATTCTGGACTGTTGCATATCTTGAAAACCGCCACCTCTGTCAAGCAGGCATCCGACGCCTTTATGTGTCAGTTTGAAAAGCCTGCCGATCAAAGTGAGGCGGCAAAGGCGAAGCGTGCGAGTTACGGCCAGGGGTATTACGACAAGTATGCCACTCCCGCAAAGCCGGTTGCTCCTGTAACTCCTGCCGCCGAGCTGAAGGTTGGCGACATCGTGGAGTTTACGGGATCCAAGCACTATGCCTCTGCCAATGCTACCACAGGTCCGGCTTGCAAGCCCGGTAAGGCAAAGATCACGCAGATCTATCAGCCCGGGAAAAGCAAGCATCCCTATCACCTGATCGCTGTGAGTGGCGGTGGATCCAATGTTTACGGTTGGGTTGACACTGCAGACATTAAGGGTGCAAGCGCCGGGCAAGGTGCGCAGGACGCAGATCCTGCATGGACGCCCAAGGTGGGCGATATTGTCAATTACAACGGCAATACGCATTACACCAGCGCCAACAGCACCTCTCCCAAGTCCTGCAAGGGCGGTAGGGCGAAGATCACCCAGATCTATCAGCTGGGCAAGAGTAAGCACCCCTACCATTTGGTGAGGGAGTCCGGCTCTGGCGCAACGGTCTATGGCTGGGTTGACGCCGGCAGCTTCACGAAAGTGTGATCCTATGGCTATACGCAGAAGGACCACCACGCCGTCCAAGATGGAGTTTTCAAAAAGGATAACCGTCCTCTCATGGGCGGTTGCCTTGATACTCACCCTGCTTGCGATTGTGTTGCCGATCGAGGGGTATTCTCCCGAGGGAGTAACCCTGGCACTGCCTTATGTGTGGGGAGAGGTCGCAGCTGTGAACGCCCTTTATCTGTGGAAGGCAAAGAACGAAAACCGCCACAAGTACGCCCAAATGTATGTAGATAAAATCGCAGAAAAACACGGTATCGACACTGCTATCCGTATGGCGGAAGTGGTGCTTAAAGATTAGGAGGAAATCACATGGATAAAATTGTTGGATTGATCCCGCTGCTGCTGGTGATCGTCGGCGTGTTGGTCGTGCTGACCAACATCATTGTTGAGGTGCTGAAAAAGCTGATTTGGGATAAGATGCCCACGAACTTCCTTGCGGTGATCGTGGCGCTTGTGCTGACATTGGTGGCATTCTTCGCCTTTATCGCCATTGCCGGGATCCCGTTTGTATGGTACTACCTTGCCGCTGCTATCGTCGTTGGCTTTATGGTGGCATATGCAGCCATGCTCGGATTTGACAAACTTTGCGAAGCGCTGGAGAAACTCAAAGAATTAAGGAAACTCAAAGACTTAAAGAAATAAATAGGCGGCAGTGAGCCGCCGCACAGTATTAAGCCCCCACCGATCTAATTTCGGTGGGGGCTTTTTTGCGTCTGTGGGGCGCTGTGCGCCATCTTAAGGGAGGGATAGGTGTTAACTCGTCCACTTTCTTTCAGCGCCGTTGCAACGGCGCTGAGGGGCTTGCAGAGTGGTTTACTCGGTGAACAGCTCCCTAACTGTTTCGAGTATCGCCCAGTTCCTCAGTTTCGGCGGTTCGCCGGCGAAAGCGATCAAGGCCTCGGCGGTACCGCACATATCGCACACATAGACATCGGCATACCGGCTTAGTGCGTTTGTGTGGAGAGGTTCTTTCATCGTTGGTTTGCCACACCGGGGGCAGGTGATCCTGGGCGTCTGCACCTTGCCAAACCTTTCAAGGGCGGCTTTGGCTTCCAACTCGTCTTGCTCGAACTGCAATTCTTCTTGTGTCCGATTGTTACTCATAGTCAACCTCCGTTACTGGATAATTCCGTGGCACCGATACCCGGGCCAATTGTTTTCGGGATCCATTTCCTGCCACCGATCTTCCTCATAGAAGAAAGAACAGTTGATCGTGTGGGGGTGGCGGTCCGGGTAAAGCGCCCGGAACTTTGCGTGTGCTTCCGGCCATGACGATGCCTTGACCTCAACCCAACCGTTTTGGAAGGGGAACTTGGGATCTGTGCCAAAGGTGTAGTAGTAAGTTTTCTGCGCAGTTTGTGTATTGCTCATGCTGATACCTCCTCGATTGGTGTCCGTGCGGCGTACAGCAGATTGCGGTGGTTAAAGCCGAAATCCTGGTAGCCTTGCTTAATGGTGTGCAGGTAGTCGGGGTAGGGCCGTGCCCATCTGCGGCCGGGCGTCATGATGTAAGCTATTGCGGAGACGGTACGCAGATCCGGAAGCTTCACCCGGAACTCTTGCTTGCGGTACAGCCACGGGAAACCCTCGTACCGATCAAGCGCTCTTTCGTCCTCCTGCGTGATGGACCATATTCCTACCGGTACCCGGGATCCCTTGCGTGGCTCGATGTTAGCCACGCCGGAGAACCGGTTGCCCCGGAAGGTGATCCGGTAGCCCTCAAGGTAGGTCGTGCCTACCTTGATAGCGCCGGGACAACGATATTGCATTTGCTCCACATTGAGGTTGGATCCGTATGCGAGATAAAATTTTCTTGCCATAGTCTGACCTCCTTACGCCGGAACGCAGTCCGCTTCATTGACATCGTAAACCTTGCCGTCTTTGCCGGTGCAGGCGAACACCGGCTCGTCATGCACTTGTCTGTTCCAGCAGGCTGTGGTTACCTCTTGACCGTCGAGATTGTCCATGATCTCCAGCTCGGTCTTTCCAACCAAGTGCATCAAGCCCTGTTTCTCGATCCGGTTCAACATCAAGTCTTTCTTGAAAACCATCTTAATTCCGTTTACCATAGCTATTTCCTTTCTACCCTCGTTACCTCCGGGGTGGGATCTCGTCGTATTATTCGCAGATGCCGTAGAAGCCGGGAGCCGGTACCATTCCGTCACTGGTGTGGGCTTCGATATATCCGTAGGGTGTTTTCAGCCGGAATGCTTTTCCTCTAAGGCAGTCCGTGTCGATGTACAGGGTGCTTAGGAGATCAAACGCCTGATCTTCGCTGATCTCAGCACTTACATAATCCCGGACTTTCTCGCTGTAGGTGAATTTGGTATATTTCATAATTTTCCTTTCTGCCATCGTAACCTCCGTGACGGGCGTTAACTCATTTCCGGTAGGTTTCTTCGATTGTGCCGTTTTCCCAGTAGGTGTTAATTCTGCACCAGTTATTGTGCTGAACGGTAGTTACCCGGAAAAACCTTTCGCCGTTGCTGCATCCGGCTTCGATTATCACGACCTCGTTATCCTCGTTCTTGCCGGTGATGGGGAGGGTTTTGCCGTCGGTCATTCTTTCCAGTTCGATAAACTGTGTCATAGTCTGTTCCTTTCTCCCCGTCGAGCCGTTAGGACAGCTGGTATAAGTTTCGTGCAAGATCCGTGCAAGTTCGGTTTAAGCTGCAGGAGTAAATGTGCTTGTCAAGTGCTTGCGGCAGGTTTTGAACTCTGCGCCCTTAAGTCCAAGCCGGTTTTTGAGTACCCGGTTCATGAGGTCGCCTTTCTGCTCTTGGGTGTAGTGGGAAACCTCTTTGAAGTACAGCCGATCGGTGTCGGTTTCAATCGCCCAGGCGCTCATTGCCAAACAGAACTGCACATAGGCCTTGATCTTGCCGGCGTGGGTGGTGCCGTTGAACAGCCGGAACTCAACCGTGCCTTTGGTGAAGTATGCGTGAAGGTTTACACCGTGATACCGGGTGGAGTTGTAGTGCTGGTGATCGATGCCGCCTGTGTAGTTGTCGTTGGCTCTGCTGTACCAAGTAGCTTCCATGCTACCGTTGGACTTGACGGTGTTCTTCATTGCCCGGAGAAGCTCGGGGGACATTTTCTGACACCAGCGGTTAGCCCGTGCACCGATCTGTAATGCTTCGTAGAACAGATCCTGTCTGCCGGTGGCGAAGTTGACCAGCCGGGTCAGGCTCTCCGGGGTGTGGTTCTTTCCGTCCACATGGACATGAATACCACAGGAGCTGTTGGAGATCGCACCGGCTTCCCGGAGCGCCCGGACGATGTTCTGCAGATCGTCAAGATCTTCGTACTGGAGGATAGGGGTAACAAGTTCGCAGGAGTAGTCGTGGCTGGCACTAACCGTGCGGCCGTCGACCTTGCGCTGAGTGTGGATAGATGCGTCGGACATTGCTTTCCATGTGCGACCTTTGCGATCAGTAGCGCCCCAGGTCTTGTAGTAGGTGCCGAGGTATCTGCTCTGGGTACCGAAGTAGGTTGCGATAATGCCAGCTGCTTGCTCACGGGTGATACCGGTTAATTCGATTTCCACGCCGTAGTTCTGTTCCTTGATCATTTCTTTTTCCAACCTTTCACGATGATAACGATTGCCACAATGCTTACAATGGAAATTGCGATGTCGATAATAATTTCTGCCATATCAAACAGTCCTTTCGAAAGTTTATATTGACAACAGGCTTCTTTTGTTTTATTCTTTTCTTGCAAGGGGAGGTTTCCCTCCCCCTGCCTTATTCGAGAAGCCTGTTGACTAAGTCAATCAGCACTCGGATAAGATTGAGGATTGCGGTAACCAAGACAATCGTTTGAAGGGCGCTGTCTTGGTTGCCCTTTTTCTTTTTCCGGGTTTTCTTTGCCATCAGTATCACCGCCTTTCTGTCTGTATTATACACGATTTTCGTGTACTTGTCAATAGGAAAAGTAAAATAATTTCGTGAAAAAGTAAAAAAATTTTGTTGACAATTAAACGGAAAAGGTGTATATTACAATCGAGGTGATGAATATGCAAATTTCAAAGAAAATCAAATCCCTTTTGGCTGTTACGGATAAGAAGCAAGCGGATCTCCAGGGAGTCCTGGGTATGAGTAGCAAGCAAAGCCTTAGTAACAAATTCACCAATGAACGGTGGTCTGCCGATGATCTGGCAAAGATCGCCGAGTTCTGTGGGTGTAAGCTGGCATTTATTTTGCCGAGTGGTGAACGCATCACCATCGAGGCAGAGGAATAAAAAAGAAAGATCCGGATGCAATCGCACCCGGATCTTTGGAGTATGTCTACTTTTTGCTATGTACAGGCCCGCCGGTGCGCGTCTTAGTCCGGACATCTCTGTTCGGCTCCCGGACAATGAGATCTGAAAGGTCGCACCCCAATGCTTCACATATCAGGTCAAGGTGTTCCAGGTTTACACGCTCGGCAATCTCGTGGTACATATCGTTGATGGTTGACGGTCTGATACCAGTTGCCCTGGCAAGGTCTGCTTGCGTCCACCTGCGCTCGCCAAGCCGGGTGGAAAGTAAAATCCTAATCATAGCCATGCTCCTTTGCGGTTTATTCTAACAATTTAATTTTAATTCCGCTGTCTTTTGTTAGAAAATAACGCATTTCGTTAGAGAAGGAGTAAAAGAGGGCTGTCTGCGAGATCGGTTGATCCCGTAGGCAGCCCTCTTTTTTCTTTGCTGTAAAATGCGCTATTTGTCTGCACCAAAATGAACCTCAAAATGAACCGCAAAAGGTGGACGAAAGGCGTTTGCACCTCAAATGAACCTCAATTTTTTCGGTTTGTTTCCGTTTAATTCCGTCAAACTCGGTTAAAAGAAAAAACCCAAAAACCGTTGCGGTTCTTGGGTTTTTTGAAAAAGTGTTGGGAAATCAGCGCTTGCTGAACTGGGGAGCACGACGTGCAGCCTTCAAGCCGTACTTCTTTCTTTCCTTCATTCTGGGGTCACGGGTCAGGAAACCGGCGGCCTTCAGGGTTGCGCGGTACTCGGGGTTCAGGGTCAGCAGGGCACGGGACAGGCCGTGGCGGATAGCGCCAGCCTGGCCGGAAACGCCGCCACCGGCGACGGTAACGACAACATCCAGCTTGCCAACCAGGTC